GTAGCCAAAGAACTCACCTTTTTCCGAGACTTCAGTTACATAGTAGCGTGTATCCCAGAAAGTATTATATGGATCAGTACGACGTACAACATTACCTTCCCAGGAAACTTTGGATGCTTTAGCAGAATTCGCGCCCGCTGAGATATCAGTTTGGACTTGGGCATATACAGTTCTAGCCCAATCAACTTCACAGATACCAAAATTATATTTCTCAGCATCTCGGAAACTCATCATTAAGTGTCTAGCCCAACCACCTTTAATAGCTTGACGATCAATAATAGTTTCAAGTTGCTTAGCTTCATTTTCATGAACTGGATCAGAGTCAACTCCAAAAATAGGAGTACCAGTAAGAAATACAGAAGTCTGATAAGTTACAGCAATCTCAGCTTGAGGAAGAACAACAGGTACTGTAATGTTTTGGTATTTATTAGCATCTCCAGCAACCAGAGCCCTCTTAGCCTTTAATTGCTCATCAGTGTAATCAGCTTCGCGCGCATACGCAATATCAGCCTTGCGCATAGTATCTCGGATATTCCAATTCCGATAGTATAGAGTTTTGCACTGGAGCAAATACTGGCGTAACGCTTCTTGAGATGCAGGAGAGATCTTAATAAGACCTGGTAACTTAGCAGTGGCCATAGGATTTAGGTCTCCGATTAGGTGGGAAAATTCATTGTATAGACTGGAGAATACTCACCAGTTGCTAGATCACGATTATAAGGTTGCGAAGAGATAGTCCCATCTGGACTAATTTTATAGTAATAGTCTCCAGATTTGCGATAAACTGCAGGACCATCTACTCCAGGCTTTCCGAAGCGGGCATTAAATTGTGCATTTAAATTAGCCATTATGGATTCAGGTGCTTGAGAGAAATCATAACCAGCACTGAGTGTAGGAGTCTGGTAAGGTGCATCTGGCACAGAAACCGGAACTACTTGAGCTGTGGTAGGTTGTGGATTCATAGCCCTATTCTCAGGAGTATAACCTGCCTTACCTCCCATTACATCGTTAATGGTAAGAACTGAGGAGGCATTAAGAATCTTAGCAAGATCGGCCATTGAGGTAGCTTCTCTAATTGCATTATCATATGCTGAGGTAAAATCAAATGCGGCCATATAGATATATCCTGTTAGAATGGAGAGTTAGATGTTTCATCTAGAACTGGAATAGCATCAGATTCCTGTGCTTGGAGAATATAAGAACCAATGATCTGAGCTCCATATAATTCAATCGCTTTGGTGGCATAAGTTAAAAGATCCAAAATGCCATCAGTATTATCTCTTTTCAGGGGATCATATTGTATAACTTGTAAATCAGTCTCAGCTCTGCAATCTGGATGTACATAAATTTCTCCTTTAACCCACTGGAGAAACATAGAAGCAATTCGAGTATGTTTAGTTAGCATACCGGAATAAATTTCCAGAGCTTGAATTCCTACAATACCCATCTGATTACAGATAAATCCAAACCAATACCCTAACGAAGCTTGGTAACCATTGGATTCAATGATAATACAGGATACCCCGTTCATTAAAGCCATTCTAAGGGCTTCACGAATTGTTTCACCTGGGGAGAATCTACCCTCCAGAACTTTACGCATTACAGGGTAGGAGTTATGGATCTCAAAATAACCAATGGATACCGCATCACTTGTAGCTTTATTTCCTGCTGGGTCGATGATGATATATTTTCCTTCTGAGATATCATCACTTTGAAACGGATAAGATGGGATTTTAGAGAGATCAATAAGATGATTAACTGTAGCGTTTTCATCATTAAGAACTTCCGAGTGAAAGATCTCAGGATGCCCAGAAGCTAAGTCATTAAGATACTCTTGAATTAGCTGGGTAATTGGTTGAAGATCTTCCCACAGAGAAGTACCATCAGAAAGAATACCACCAACAATATACTTAGTCCAGTTAGGATTCTTTTTAAGTCTCCTCAGGAGAGAGCCTTTGGTAGGGTACATATTAGCAATGAAAAGATATAAGCAGCCCTCAGGAGACTTAGCTTTCATTGCTGTACCGATCATCCAAGATTCCAGCGCATCAGATAGAACTTCTGATTTGGCATCTTCTTTTGATTGAATATCATCAAAGATCATGAGATCTGGACGACGATTCTTCTCAGTAATACCTCGGATACCAGTACCCGCACCAGCTGCCTTAATTATGATATCCCTACCACGAAAGCCAAATTTCTTTTTTGCTTGAGAATCAGTCTCTACTCCAAGTCTCCAGTCCCCAAAAATTGCTTTAATATTGGGCTCATTTAGCATATCCATTACGTCAGAGATAATAGATACTGCTTTTGATTCATTCTCGCAAATTACCAGGATGAATTGTTTTTTGGTAAATAGGATGGAATAAAGAATGATTAACTTAACAACAATAGTTTTACCAAAACCCCGAGGCAATCCAATTGCAAGTTGGGAAAAGTCTCTAGTTTTTGCAAGTGTACTTAATACCCATGCCCATATTGATTTAAATACCTGAGGAAAAAAGTATTTAAAAACTGTGGGCATAGCTGTAGCAGCAAGAAAATCTAAATCATTTTTACACAGTTCAGTAACTTGGGCAGCTGAGAATGCTACCTCGGAAATATTATCTAATGGAGATCCTAAAGCATCTGTATCTGCCTCTGGCTGAGGAGTCTCATTAAATCCTAGTGATTTTTGATTTATACGCTGATATCCCATCTGAATTCCCTGAGTTAGTGACTGTGATAAATTTAGAGAGATTGGCTAAGATTGCGGATGCACGAACTTTATCCTGAGCTACAGCCACTGGAGCATAAGAGGGAAGCGCAGGAATGCCTTGGAGCTTAGAGTCCAAACTGAGATCGCACTTCTTTTGGGAGATCAATAAGTTCGAGTGAGTCATCATGGCCATCTTTAATGGTAGTGGCATATCGCACATTGTTTATATCCGCCTGTTTAGGAATAGAAGCTTCCAATGCTTCAATAACTTTAGTAGGTGCTATTTTAGTAGCAAGAGAGTCCATATTACCAGATTGAATTGTAACTAATTGCTGCTGTCCTGCATGAACTACTTGGTTCATAGTATTAACTGCAAATCGGTTAATAATCTGAGTGGGCATTGAGAGATGAATAACTTCTCTCTTCTCTAAAATTGCTTCTGGAGTACTGGAACCGCGGCGTTTTGCTTGATTAACCACTTGCAATGCTCTTAGTACCTGATCTGGTTTAAACATCATAGGTAAGAGAGCTCTTAATTTAGCCTGCAGCTCTTCTTCTAGTGTATCATAGGTATTATCAGTAGCAGAATGTCGAGCAAGAGCAATATACCTAGCTTCGGAGAGCTGAGTTGCGAAGTCATCTCTGGAAATTAGTTGGGAAATTGCCGATTCACTAACTCCACAAGCTTTGGCAACTTGCACTTGGTCAATACCTTGGGCTAATAAAACTAGTGCGCGCGATTCTACTGAGGATTCTGCATTCGCCATGATTAAGATATACCTATAGGAGAATAATATTATAAAATTTTCGGGGGGCTTGATTAAATTTTTGGCCCGGGGTAGGTATATTATTGGGCATTTGGACTAAATTGGGGTGCGGGGCTCGGATGCTCCTTATATTATATTATCTATCTCTACAGTTTCTTGTTAGTTAGTGGATATGGATAAGGATATGGAAAAAGTTTAGGAAAATTAGAAGTTCGTAATAGGCTAATTGCCACATAGCGAACTAAAAAAGGCCCTATACCCCGGTCAAGAATAGGGTTATTGGGATTAATGACTGACCAGTCAGTAAGTAGTATGTTAGTTAGTACTAACTGCGATGGGCTGGATCGCTGTGGATTATGGTAGTTAGTGCTAACTAATCCCTGGACTGGTATGGGAGATTGTAACAATTGTAACCAGATGTAAGATATAGGTCCAATGCTCTGGTAGCTGGCATGAGAGTTGCTTAGATGACAATATTGTTAGTGGTATGACGTAAATGTCACCCAGTAAATGACATAAGTGTCACCGACTAGGGGAAAATGAATACTTTGGTAGTACATGCAAAGGGTGAAATGAATACTTTGGTACTAGAAACCTTGGATTTTGGCAAGTTGGCACGGGAGATGCTTATATATAGGTGCCAGCACGGGCTTTCGTGTGGAAACTAAGGCAGATGAAAGAAGGATACTGATATGAATTTAATCGCTGCACTGAACTGCATGGTCGCGCTGATTGATTCAGGTGTGGAATACCCGGATGCACACTACTGTGCTGCTAAGAAATTCAAAGTCG